TAAAACTATTAACGAATTTAAAAATTAAAACTATTAACCAATTTATAAATTAAACAAGATTAACAATTTATAAATTAAACAAGATTAACAATTTATAAATTAAACAAGATTAACAATTTATAAATTAAAACAATTTATAAATTTATAAATTAAAACAATTTATAAATTAAAAGTATTAAAGAATTTATAAATTAAAAGTATTGATTAAATTATAAATTAAAAGTATTGATTAAATTATAAATTAAAAGTATTAATAAATATTAGATTTTACAAATTACTATATATAGTAATTTATTGATTATTTTTTGATTAATTTATTACACCTTTATTCTCTCATTTTATGGGTATTTTTGGTACTCCATTATTTTTAATAAGAACGGTGAGAGAAGCTGCCCATCAACCAACAGAGGAAGAGGAGAACAATGATAAAGATGATAAGACCGGCAAGCCATTCGAAATTCCATGAGCCACCCTTGCGATAACGCTCACGATGATCATCACTGCTAGAATCAGAACCCCATTTAGAGTCACTGTCCCAGAAAGCCATTCCGAGGAAAGCTATAATAATAATAAAGACAACTACAAAGACAAGTATGTAGGCAGCAGAACCCCAGCCGCCATAGCTACCAGATTCAGCGCGAAGAGGAGCCTGCTGTTGGCCTAGAAGAGCATATCCTTGTTGATCAGCGACAGTAGCCATTTAATTTATCAAAATTATTAATTGAGTTTTATTTTGTTTTTAATAATAAAACAAAAAAAAATTTTGTTGCTTTCTTTTTTTAATTTGTTTAGACCTCTTTTATAAGAACATTAATATTATTCTTTATTATCCAATATAGTTCTGTATTTTACTCATAATCTCTAAATGCTACACCAACAGGAAATCTAGGTACACCATATTCTGATAATTCAAAATATCTTATTGTATATTTTTTTCCAATATATAAATTTTTGTTTATTAACCAAAGTCTCCTATCTTCGAAATTTCCCCTAGGTCTTACACTGAATTTATTTCCTCTTATATCTTCTATCACCATGATCGCTAATTCTGCTTCTCTCCCTTCTCCTCCTATTATGTTCAAAATAACACCTTCCTCATCAATAAAATCTTTAACTTTCAATAAATTATTATTCTTACCAGGTTTATACCACGTTTCATCAATTTCTTTTTGTGTCAAACTTAATCCTTCTTCTTTTATTCTCTTACTCACCATAGAATCTAGTGTCTTACCGTTATACCCTTTTGATAACATTTCATTAGTTATAATAAGTTTTAAATTCTCTAATTCTTCATTATTCATTGTTGAACTTTTACCAATTAGTTTTCTAATCATCATTCCTTCATATCCTAATTTAACAAATTCATCATGATATTTCTTTAATAAAGACTTATCGTATAAAATTGTATGATCTAAGACTCTAATTCTTTCGTAATTATAATTTTGACTAGAATTTAAATAGGCATTTTTTAAAATAGTCATTCTTTTATCAAGTGAGGTATTCAATAAAATTATATCAAATATATAACAATATACTAAATCATTTTTGGGATGCTTAGTTTTATAAGTTTTTACAATGGAGGTTAATTCAGTAAAAAGAAATGCAGGATTATATAATTCACAATCTATACCAACACCAGATGGCAAATAACTTAAAAATATTTTAGCTTCTGGTTTAATGTAAGTGTCTAACCAAGGATGTAAATTGTTTTCTCTTGTATATATTTTGATTTCGCCTTTAATATTCCATATTCTTGCCCTAATACCATCCAATTTAGCCTGTAAAGCTATGCCTCGTTTAAAATTATAACTTTTAAGTGGATCTTTATCAGATTGTTTACCTATAGGATATCTATTACCAGTTTGAGCCGCTGGTAAATCTATAACAATTCCATTTTCATCACTATAACCTTCTTTATATTTATCTTGATAAGCTTTAGTAGTATCTTGTAAAGCTTTTGATAGTATAGTTTTATGAAGATTGTTGGTATATAATTTTAATCTATCAACTTGTAATTTTCCTTTTTTTCCAGTAGAAGTAATGTCATATCCATGTTCAGTAACCAATTCATCAGTATAACCATCAAATCCCACTCTCCAATATAATATACCTTCAGTTTGACTCTCTTTATACATAGGATAAAGAGCCCATTTAAATTTAATAGGTTCTTGACTTATAGAAATAGTCTCATAATCTGAAAAGATCCCATTATATTTTTGACTTTCCTCTTTAGATGGTAATTCCTTTGCTAACATTTAAATTAGTATTAATGATATAAATTTAAATTTCTATAAAAATTCAATTTTATTTATTTCTTTTTTGAACTTCTTTTTTTAATTCAATAGATTGAATTAAAAATATTTAAAGATATAAAAAAGAAATAAAATGTTATTATGAATATAACAGCACCTAAAGATAAAACTCCAATACGAATAAATGGAGAAATAGTAGATAATACTATAAAAAATCCAATTAATTTTAAAGCTCCTTCTAAAAATTATACTTTGTTAACTGTCCCTAAAAAAATTAAAATAGATATTAGTAATATAAATCCTAAAGAAATAGTAGATAAATCAGTACAATCAAAAGGAAATAAGATATTCTCTTCAAAAAAAGACATAACTGCTAATAAAAAAAATATACTTGATAAATTTATCAAAAACAAAGAATCCCTTGAAACCATTAATCATTCCGAAAGTAATTTATCAGATATACCCAAAGTCGATATTTCTGATGATCTAGGACCTTCTCAAGATGTTTCTACAAGTGTAGAAATAAATTCAAAGAAAGAAGATGAGAGTATAACTAACATTAGTGATGTACTTAAAGATATTCCTAATCTGGAAGCTACGCTTACTAATGGTGAAACTCCTGTGGCTACACATGGTATTAAAAAAAGAAAATTGGTAAGAAAGATAGATAAAATTATAGATAAAAAGATAGTTAAAAAAGACAAGAAAAAAGTAATAGCTTCAAAGATACCTGATTATGATAAGATGACAGATGAAGACAGATTAATGCATCGTAACGATTTCATATTAAAATATGATCTATTGCGTAAATGGCATCCAGGGTTAAATATTCAAAAAGGGATAGAAAATCATGACAATTTGAAATTAGTTCATAGTATATATGAATTATATTTAGGATGTATATATAACGAAATCAATTCTAATTTTTGGAGAGGAGTATTATTATTAACATGGGCGGGTCTAGAATTATTTGGAGTTTATGTATTAGGATTAGATACATCAGATTATTTGAAACAACAGATAAATTTAATGTGGGCATATGAACCGATTATAAATGAATTTTCTAAAGTTAACTTTTATCATGTAGTTGAAAGTTGGTCACCTTTTCAAAAATTGATAGGATTAGTATTTGGAAGTTACATATTTATAATTGTTATTAAATTAATATTATCTTTCGTAGGTAAAAAAATAGGTCATAATATTGATGGATTAACATCTACAGTAGTAGAATTCATATCATCAATGGTATTTTCCAAACCTAAAGATAACGCAATACCTTCCATAATTATTAATAATACAGGACAAACACAAACATCATCAATTTTAAATAATCTAGGAGGTATACATAACATTTCTGTTCCTCAACCATCATCTTTATCTCTATCTAATCAAGTTAATCTAATACAAGGAACTATGGACACTATTGGATTAGTTTCAGGTAAAAAGAGTACAAAAGCCGTACCTACAGCAACTGCTCAACCTATTAAAAAGAGTAGATTTGTTGCACCTACATATTAAATTTAATGTAATTTATACTTTTGATAGAATATCATTTAATAATAGTATTTTTATTATACTATTATTATATATTGAAGTTTATATTATTTATTTGTAAGATAATAAATCCATTAAAATTAAGAAAGAATTAGAGTTATTTAATGAGTAGTTTTTAGACATTTAAAAAATTAAACAAGTATATATAAGAAAGTAAAATACAAGTGTTAAATGTGAGAATTACTGATTTATTTTCTTAATTATAATATATGTTGATTTTATTGGCTGTATAGTATATAAATATTAATTTCAGTTTTTAAAAAGAAATGATTAAATAAAAATAATTTTAGTAAGTAATTATACTAAAATTAAAACAAGTAAGTATGTCCCTGAAATACATCATTTCTGCTAGTATTTTAATATTCTTATTAACTTTTTATGGATTTGCTTTTATTGACTCAGCACTTGAGAGTATAAAAGAAGATGGTGTCGTGACTTTATTTTTGGCTTCTATTCTATTTGTAGGAATGAGTATGATATCTATTATTATTATAAATATATTTGTAACTATAATGGGTTAAACAATTTAAAATTTAAAAAGAACTTTATTATTCTATTTGTAAATAGAATAATTATATATTATTTAAATTAATATTAAATTTTGGTAATATATCATCTGTATTTTTTCTTGAATTTGTTATAAAATTAATATTGAACTTTTGGCCTTGTCTTAATTCGATAGGTAAATCGACATTATCTTTATTCTGAATAGATGGTTCTAGTCCTGAATTTGTTGTGAAATTAATATTAAACTTTTGACCATGTCTTAATTCGATAGGTAAATCAACATCAGAAGTAGCCATATAATTAGATAATTGTTTAGGTGTGTTATTATTAGTATTATTATTAATATTATGATCGATATTATCTAATGTTAATCCTATTGAATGTTTAGGATTATATAATTGTTCAGAACCGAAAGACATTTTAGTGAGATTTGTTTCTGGTGTTCTTGGATAAAGTTGTAAAGATTTATCTAAGAGATTAAATAAGGAAAAGACTGCTTCAATTTGAATAACAGTATCTGCTAAATCATCTTTTTTACTTTTTTGTGCTTTATCCATCATACTAATGCTACGGAGATCATTTCGTTCTTTTAATAGTTGATAAGCTTTTTCAACAGCCCATGTTTTAGTACCATCAGGACCTAATTTTTTGGGAGCATTTAATTGTTTAGTTTTTAATTTGGAATCGATTTCTAAGATTACAGTTTTTATAGAGTTATTCATTACTTTCATCATTAAATAAGTAATAATATGTTGTGAAAATCTTACCATTTTGTAATTTATTTGCATTTGTCTTTCTATTATAATAAGATGACAATTTAATATAAGATTAATGTATGAATCAAGGATTGTCATTGAGTTTCTATTTATAAAATCAATTGTAACTCTATCGCTAGGTTGTGAACCTATTAAATCTATTTTTTCGTAAACTTCGGTTGTAATATTACCTGTTTCTAAATTTCTTAATTCTATTCTAAAACAAAAGTTCTTTTTACCTGGATCTATTGACATTACTCTGTAATAATCTTTTCTACAATTCCATTCTATAGGAAGTGGTGTTGAATGGCAATGATGAATAGTATATAATGATTTATCGGGTTCTTGTGATTTAGGAGTTTTCTTCGGATACATTATCTTATAGGAGTTAAGTTTATTTGTCCAAGACAAGCTAATAATTACAGTTTATAATTAAAATAATACTTTTAAACATAATTTAATAAGAAAGGTGTTTAAATATCGGGCATTATATAATAATAAACTGTTGCATAATTTTTTACATCAGTTATAATTTTCATATAGTTTTCGTTATTAGTATTTTGAAAGAATACTTTAGTATCATTATCATTCAGTTTTACTAATTTCGAAATGTTTTTAAATAAACTGGTTGGTATTTCAAATTCCATTATTAGTTCATTTTTTATTACTATTGGATCAGGTATTACTTTGTCTACAACACCTGATAAAAGATTAAAGTTTATGTTAAAAGTTTTAGGTAATATAGTAGATGAATTATCATAATTAAATAGATGGCCATCACTTCCATATACAGATTTTGCTTCTACTTCCATCTTATCTTTATATCCTCTAATAGTGACTTTTTTAAAAGTAGCGGGACTGAGTTTTTGACTATCAGTATATATTTTTTTAGATTTAATTAATGAATTTGCTACTTCATAGCTTTTAATGTTATGTCTAAATGTTTCGCAATTTTGCATAACTAATGGTTTAAAATAAGAAACATCACTTAAGGATGCTGATTTATAGATAGAGATAGTATCTGAACCTGGTTTTTTAACCATTTTTAAGATAGAATCTTTGGTAGATTTTTTAACTTTATCTACAAATGTTTTAACATCAATATATAAATTATATTCACTTGATTTAGATTTAAAAATATATGTTTTAAATTTTTTAATATTAAATTCACATAATATATCTGTAGTAAATTTATTTTTTTTCTCTTCAGTATCTCTCATTTCTATATATGTCATAGATGTATCTGTAAATTTGATCACTGCATTTGTACCATTTTTAAGACAATCAAATAATTTAGAAAAAGAAATACCATCAACTATTTCTATAATAAACTCTACATCAATATCAGAGGATGTTTGCGTAGAATACTCAAATGGATCAATTATATTATCCTCAGTAGAACTCATTGTTTAGTGTCAGAAGAAGACACTAGAAGTACCAAAAAGAATTTAAATTATTTCTTTTTGGAATAAACTCCAATTTTTAAACTATTTATTCTTTATTCTGTAAAAAATTATTTCTTATTGTTTGTATAAATGGATGACTATAATCAAATAAAGTTACGAGTCTCTTTCCTTCTAAAACACAACCTAAATCAAAATGATTTTGATTTATCCATATTATTACTATACTTTCTCTTTTTTTATATAAAATATCGTCATCATTACCAGTAATGTAAACACTCTTATTTTCATAATCTATTATATATATATCTTTATTAATAACATTTGACACATATTCATTAAATCTATTATCTACAGGTTTATTAGAATTAAGTATCTTTTTATAATCATCAAGTGAGAAACCGGTTATTTTTTTAGAAAATTCTTTAAGATTTCCTCTACTAAGTTTGTTATAAATTTCAACTGTTAGATTATTAGCTAGATCTTTTCTTAAATTACTTACATATTCTTTTTTATTTATTTGTCCTAATTTGTAGGGTTTATAAAAAGCATCTGTTATACAGTGAAAAAAACAGGATCCATCATTTATTTCAGTTTTTCTCACAAACCCATTATAATAAAAACTACCAAGACCTTCCCAATCCAATATTTCAATATCACTCATTTACTTAATTCTTTTACTTAATTAAAGAATTAATTCAATTCAATCATTTTTGAGTTTACTCAAAAATAATAATTCTTTATTTATTTAATATCTCTGTGACATTAATACCTTCAAAGTACTCATTTATTTGCTCTGTTTCTTGGCTTTTGATTTCTTAGCCGGACTCTTCTGGTTATATTGGCTGCTGGCAGAAGCGACAATAGTATGAACAGTATCAAGAGCAGCACGAATCTGGAGAGCAAAAATCTGTTGACCTCCAGCGGCCTGTTGGGCAATAGCTACGAAAGTAGCTTGAGGATTAGCCATAACTTGAGGATCGACAGCAGCCGCTTCCTTCAGTCTAGAAATAGCATCCATGTAAATGCGTCCATACTCCTTGGGGATAACATAATTACTGAAATCAACACCTTGTCCTAATTGAGGATTAGCAAGCTGAGCCTTCTTGTCGACAATACCACCAGCACTGAAAAGGCTCTGGAAAGCAGAATAAGAAAAGTTGCGACGATTGAAAGCATGCTCAAAGTCATTCCAGACACGAGTACGAGTAGCGTCGTCATTCTCACGATAATACTTACGGGGCTTCTTAGCATTTTGGGGCTTTTCAGCTCCATCACGGAGACCCAGAGCAGACAATTTAAGGGCACTGGAACGCTCGAGTTCATCGAAAAGAGGAGCAAGAGTCTGGAGCATATAGGCATCAGCTCCTAAAACTTGACGATTCATCTGATCTTGAGGTTTACCTTTATTCTCCTCAGAAAGAGTGTAGAGACTATGACGCTTAGCATAAAGCGAAAGAGCAGAAGCCAAAATAGAACGGCTAGCAAGAGCAGGATTACCACCAGTAGGCTGAAGGAAAATAGAAAGAACAGCCTGAACTGGAGTTTGGCTACCAGCAAGATTACCAAGATCAGCACCTCGGAAGAAGTTAATAAGAGCTTCGCGAACAACTACGGGGTTGCTGAAAGCACTGTTAGCAGAACCAACACGATCTTCCCCAACAAGGCGATAAGAACGACTGTACTCAGTGGCAAGACGCTTTAGTAATCTAAGGTTAGAAGTCTTAAGAGACCTAATCTTGTTAAGATTATAAGAAGGCTGTTGAGCACTTGCCTGCTGTTGGTCAGCTTGTTTACCTGCTAGTTTAGCAGCCTTGACATCGAGAAGTTCACGATCTAATTGCTTGGCAATAGAAATGCGCTTAGAGATCTCATCTTGGAACTGTTGAGGAGTCATCAGCTTGGATTTTTTGCTCTTACCACGAGAAGCAGGTTTTTGTACGGACGCTTGCATTTTACTTTACAATTCAAATTTTATTGAAGTTAAATATGTTGGTCTTTTAATTTAAGAGAAAAATTTTTTTTTAAAATCATCTTTCAATTTTAATAAGACTTAAAAGATAATCAATTAGAAGAACAAGAACATTTTTTATTTTTATTTTTCTATTGTAACTAAACTTACAATAGAAAAATAATATATTTTATAAGTATTGAAAATTTTAAATGCTCTCTATGCCTATAACACATAATTATAAATCATACTCTTATGTGATAAATTTATTGAAGTTTTTAGGTTTAAAAATTTAAGATCTTCTTAAAATTCAAAAATCTTAATAATATGGCTGTTAATGATATTTCAATTGTAGCTAATTTAGAGCTCGGAGAACTCTCCACTCTCACTGATATTCAACAGAATATGTATCTAACCGATGCTATGTATGAAAATATTATAAACAAAACTCCTTATATTGCTGATAAAGACGATGAAGTAATTCCTTCCAGACTTTATGTTAAACCGAAAAAGACTACTCTTTATGCTGAAATTGTAGAAAAGATGTCGATGATGCCTGGTGGTAGCAGTGAATATAATTTTATGTTAAATGAAAAGATGGATTTCATATCTTATGTATATAAATATCGAAAATTTCCAGGAATTAAAATTAAAGACAGTCTTAAAGATAATATTCAAATTTCTTGGTGTCATAATTTAGGACATCATAGCATTGATTCTCTGGAGTTAATGATTGATAATGATCCTAAACAAACTATTACTGATGTTTGGTTAGATAACTATGTACAACATTTTGTATCTAATGATCACATCGAAAGATATCGTCAAAATATATGTGATAAAAAATATAGCAAATTATGGACCACTGGAGATATAAATAAAGATAAATCAGGTAAAGTATGGGGCACAGAGTTAAAACCTTTGGTTGTAAAAGTACCTTTACCTTTCTCATTTGATAAGACTCCTTTTCCTATATTTTTAGCAACTCAAAGTAAAGTTGTTATCAAGGGTAGATTTAAGATGAAATTATCTCAATTAATCAAAATAAGAGTTAAAAAAGGTGATCTTTGGGAAGAGATTCCTTATGATTGGAGAGTGCTTGAAGGTATTTCTGGTGAAGATTATATGCTTCCAGAAGCACCTGAATTGTATGCTTGCTACTCAAAGATAACTAAGGAAGAGAAAAAGTATTGGTTAGATACAATCACTGACAAGAAGCCATATAAATATTATTATAATGATATAATGCCAATTACTTATGACAAATTGTTTACTTCGACTGAACCATTTTCAGATGTTTTATCATCAAAAACTCCAGTAAAAGGAATTTATTGGGTGGCACAAAATGCCTTAGGCCTTCCATTTAATAACTATTCAAATTATACAACTGATCCTTATGATAGTGAGATAGGAGAGGATCCTATATCTAAAGTATCATTAAAACATGCAGGAAATTCATATAGAGTTAAAGAGATGGATTCTAGTCACTTTACCGACATGATGAGTTATTATAGATGTTCCTCTTCATCATATTCTAAAGGTTATGGATGTGTCATCTTTAGCAAAAATGTTAATACTATAGATGGTGATATTGGTCCTATATTTGATATTACTAAGAGCACATTATCTCTAACATTAGAGGATAACAAAGATAATGGTAAACGTATTAATGATGTTAAACAAGATGAATTATTAAAGAGTATACTTGATCGTACTGATAATAAAAGTAAATCTAATAATAAATATAAAATACATCTATTCGTTCAGGTAGTAAAACAATTCAAATTTTCTGTAGCAGATAAAATAAGAGTAAGTGATGGAAATTAATAACAAAGGTTACCAATATAAATAAATAATTATAATTTTTGTAAAAATTATAATTTAATATATTATTCAGAAAAGATTAGAATTACTCATAACAACATCCTAACAATAGTATAATTATCACTATTATTATAATAAAGATAACCAAAGGCATCCAATTTATACCATTAGAATTTTTTTCTTTAACATCACAACTGTTACAATGACGATGTTTGATCTGATCAATATGAGTAGCAGATCCCAAAAGATCTTTTTGTTTAGTAGCATCATCTTCATAACCGTGTAAATAAACATATTCAATACCATATTTTTTTAATTTTTTCTTCTCTTCACTACTAAAACCTCGAAACTCATCATAATTATCATGATTAACATGTATATAAGCATGAGATGGGTCATCTCCCATTTTTAAGAGACTAAAATCATAAGACTTGTTAATACCGGTAGCAAGAATGACACTATTTTTACAGGATTTCCAGTTTTCGTCATTATTAGGAATAGAACCAGCAGCAAGAACTGAACATTCTACGGGATCAAAAGTAGTTTCTAAGAATGAACCTCTAAAAATAGCAGCTATAGTACCAGGTACAGGAACAGTTTGATCTCCTTCAAATTGATCATTAATAAGATTAGATAAGAGTGAATAACTATTAGTACCATAAGTTAAACCAATATATTTTGTAATAGTTTCGAAATCACTCTTAAGGCTTCCTGTCAATTTTTTAATGGGAGTGTGTGCATTATCTTTTAATCTACCGATAATTTGGACCAGCTCATCCTCTGAGAGAATAAGATCACTACTAGAAGATTTACCTTTAATGGTAAAAGTTCTGCCAGAACTGCTATTATATTTATGATTTAAGTATTTTCCAGGTTTGAAAGACATTGATTATTATCTATTTTAATTTTAATTAAAAAAATTTTTTTTGTATCTTTTATTTAATTCTTTATTTTTTTAATTTTAAAGTACGGAAATATCGTAGGACTAGAAAACTAGACTCTAGATGTCTCCTAAATTTTCACAAAATTGAATTTTGTATGACAAGTCACACCAAAAAAATTATAAAATTTAAAAATAATCTAAAAGTATAAATTACCTAATTTTTAAAATTTATACATTTTTACCTAAAATGACACCCAACAGATTACTATCTAAATATTATGAAAAAGTTATTACTCAACAAGTTCCTCTTAAATACATTACCGATAACAAGGATGGAGTTGTGGAAAGTTATATTTCCATTTTAACTGATCTAAAAAATCAAGGATTATCACTAGAACAAATCAGTCAAAATTTAACAAAGTTATCGCCTGAAAATGTATCTATGTTATATTTTAATTATTATACTAATAATAACTTTTCTAATAGACCCAAACAATCTGTTATCGATGAAATAAATACATTTTATACTACTCAACGTTTATCTCATTCTGATGTATTATCAGATTATAATGTCTGGGTTAACGATTACAGAATAAATTTAGAAAAAGATCTAATAGTAAGTATTACTACTATTAATAACATTAAAATTATGAACAGTTCCGATATTTCTAAAATGTTACTCTCTCCTATTAGATATACTTACATCACTAGATCAACATATCCCCGTATGATTATACGAGAAACCAACGAAATAAGAGTACCTACAATCGATGACGGTATTGATCTGTTTAACTTTGCTATACCATCATACGATGTTCCATTTATACAGTACAATCCATTTGAGAATAATTTAGATGAAGACATTTTAATGAATGTTGGAAATAATTACAAGATATACAAAGGGGAAAGTTATAATCCCGTACCGTTAGATATTGTCATCCAATCCAAAACAGAAACAAAAAATAAAAATACACTTTATTTAACCGTTTGGATTGGTAAACAATATAATAAGTTTACGAGAGAATGTTATGTACCTGTTGAATATGATTTACTCAATAACAAATTAACATTTTCTATTCCTTTAAAAGAAGAAGATACTGCATCATTGATATTGACCAGAATTAAATCGTCTTTGAGTTTAGAAATAAACGAAAGTAATATACATGATGAAAGTATTGGTGCGGAATTTATTATTTATAATATGAAGATAGATTACACTTTATTTTCTAGTGTTGTTTTAAATACTGAAGTGTTTAAAACTTTCTTATATGTTGATGAACGATCTAAACCAGAAGCTCTAAAAAAGGTCCATCGTATCAAATATAAAACTTTTATTAAAAATATATTAAAGGATGATTTATTAAAATCATCAGCTTGGATAACTACTCATAATCAGGAAACCTCAACTATTGAAGTATTACCTCTTCAAACTAAGAATGTAGACGATAATATTAGATTAGAAGCTGGTTCTAATTATCTTAAAATTGATATATTAAAAGCTATGAATAAAAATATAATATCTGAAATATATTCTATATTACCCCGTTTGATAAGTATATATAACAAAAATATATCAGAATATAAAAATCAAATATCAAATTATTTAAATAGTAATATCTTCTTAGAAAAAGAAGACAAAAAAAAGGGAATACAAGAGAATAAAACATCTGGAAAAAATATTTTCAACTTAAGACAATTGGCCAAAGGATTAATTGAAGGAGGATATGCTGAAAGTTGTCAATGTCCTCGACAACCTTTGATAATTAAACAAGATGAAATACCTGAATGGAGTATGAAAACTTTTATTTATAAAGGAGCTGTCCAAAGCCGTACAGTTATGCCCTTTCCACCTAATGATCCAAAATGGTGGTTTGTTTGTATAAAAAAAGATCATCCCTTTCCTGGAATACGTGTAAATTTAGGATCAAATGCAGCAACATATCCATTTGTACCTTGTTGTTTTAAGAAACCTCAAATAACAGCATTTTCAGGAAGTTTATATGATGAAATTTATAATCGCAATCCTCGTAAAAAAACTAATAAAAAACAAGTAGTTTTGTCTAGTGAAAAACTATTAGGATCTAAACGCTTAGGTGAACTACCTGGAATTGTTAACCAAGTATTGTCAAGATATGTTGAAACTGAAGGAATTATATTTTATAGAAACGGTGTACCTACATCTGCTAGTTCTCTTTTACATTGTATTTTTGAAGCATTACAATATCAAAAATATCTAAACAATGTAGATAAAGATGCTAATATTACACCTAAGACTGATTTAGAAAAAGAAGACTTTGTCATAAATTTTAGACGAAATTTATTAAAGGTACAACTACCAAATATTGATGTGTCTAAACAAGAATTATACGATTTTAATAACAATGAAATTCAAGAACTTCTAGTAAATACTAATGTGTTCTTAGATCCAGCTTTATATGTTAGAATTATAGAAGAATTATTTAATATAAATATATATGTATTTACTACTCCTAAAAATAATGAAGGCTCATTTGCTATGGTAGAAATGCCCAGACACAAATTATTTCATACCAGAAGATTTAATCCTGCTAGACAAACTATTCTTATATTTAAATATTGGGAAGATTCACACATTCCACAATGTGAATTAATTGTATCTTATGATAAACAAGAACACAATATTATTGAGAGAATATTTCAAAATGAGATGTCTAACATTATTCATGATATAATAATTAAGACTACTAATACTTTGACTTGGAGTATCGATCCGAATAATATAAATGTTACTACAAGAAAAAATCTTTACAATTCTATTAACTCTTATGAAATACTTAATAAATCTGGAAAAATTATTGGACAATTTATAGATGGATATGGCAAGTGTAGAGGATTTCAATTCAGTCCTTCTGATATATACATTGGTAATCTAACTGTTATGATACCACCTGCTCAACCTGAAAATGTACCAACTTTAACTGAATTAACAGTATTATCTAATGTAGATTCAGTATTTAAAGTATTTGGGAATAATCCTACATTTGTATCTATGAATGAAGATAAATTAATAAATGGATTATGGTATAAAATTCTAGATCTAGATGAAGGATTTTATATCCCCATAACTCCCATTGTCAATGATGTAAGATTGTCAGATGTACCTATTGGCAGTAAGAATCCATTTTTCACTAATGGCAAGAATTTAATTAAACGACTAAATGAATTAAATAAGATAAATAAGATTATATTACAAATAATTCAATGGTTATTTTTGCATTCTGAAATGAATTTAAGAGATTTTATAGAAATACATATGACAGTTCCAAAGGAACGTCAGATTGTAGATTCTGAAACATATTACAATATAAGAAGAGTACCTAGAAAATTTCCTATTCTTAACAATTTTGATGAAGCATTAGATTATATAGGAACAGTTATACCTACTTTAGTAATTGGTAGAAAAATTGTACTCTATAGTAAGAGATATGCTGAAGGAATAATTTATTTTTTGAAAGAATATCTCAAGTCTGTAGACACATCAGATATTAAGATACCTATTAATATTAGAGGAAAGTTTACTAATGAACATGATTTTAACCAATATACTAATACTGTAATTTTCGTTAAAGAAAGTGATATGAGAACTTGGTTATATTCCAGATTACATCTAAGCATAGAATATAGTACAATTAGAAAGAAAATAGACTTTTCTGACAGTATCATACATGAACCCTTCTTATATCAAGAACCATCTGGAAGATTTTACATTGTACAAAATGTAATGAATTTACATTTCAAAAGAGCTATCAATTGTTGTTATAATTGGTTTAATAATAAAGTTAATACTGGTTACGAAAGTGAAGCCTATCCTGAAGAGATTATCCCTAATTATCTATTATATGGAATTTCAGCAAGTAATATTCCAGAACCAATTAAAGATAAAACCGATGGTAATGAAAATTATTTAAGAATATTATCATATGGAGAAAATGAATATGCAGCCATGTTGCCTTTACAATAAATTCAATTAATTATCACAAATATAATTTATTAAATATAAATTATATTAATTATCGACCATTTCATAAATTCTATCTTTGTAATTTTCTATAAATTCTATCTTTGTAATTTTCTATTCTCATTATCTGTAAATAATCATATGTATAAATCGTATATATTCATAATAAAAAATACATGAATAAAATTAGTATTTATAATAATAAAAAATTAAAACAATACAATTTATAAAAAATTACAACAATACAATTTATAAAAAATTACAACAATACAATTTATAAAAAATTACAACAATACAATTTATAAAAAATTACAACAATACAATTTATAAAAAGTTACAACAATACAATTTATAACAATACAATTTATAAAAAATTACAACAATACAATTTATATTTATAATTCTAATTTTTATTAACGATATATTAATTTTATCTTTGTAATAATTTATCAACCGTTCATAAATTACTTATAGATAATTGTATCTATAAATGTTATATATTCATAATAAAAATTTCTATTGCGATAGTTATAAAATTAACAACTATCGCAATAGAAATTTTTATTACAACGATAGAATTTATAATTAATTATATTGTTATGATTTATAATAAATTCTATCGTTATAATAATAAATTCTATTGTTATGATTTTTTATAAATTCTATCGTTGTAATTTTTTATAAATTCTATCGTTGTAATTTTTTATAAATTCTATAGTTTTAATTTTTTATAAATT